CAGGAGATCGGCGCATCCATGCCCAAGGGCATCCTTCTGGTGGGCCCTCCGGGCACCGGCAAGACCATGCTGGCCAAGGCCGTGGCAGGCGAGTCCCAGGTGCCCTTCTTCTCCATCTCCGGCTCGGAATTTGTGGAGATGTTCGTGGGCATGGGCGCGTCCAAGGTCCGGGACCTGTTCAGCCAGGCCAAGGAAAAGGCCCCCTGCATCGTGTTCATCGACGAGATCGACGCCATCGGCCAGAAGCGCAGCGGCGGCCAGTACGGCGGCAACGATGAGCGGGAGCAGACTCTGAACCAGCTGCTGACGGAAATGGACGGCTTCGACGACAACTCCGGCGTGATCATCCTGGCGGCCACCAACCGGCCGGAGTCTCTGGACCCGGCCCTGACCCGGCCCGGCCGCTTCGACCGCCGGGTGCCGGTGGAGCTGCCGGATCTGAAGGGCCGGGAGGAGATCCTGAAGGTCCACGCCAAGAAGATCAAGCTGGCGGAGAATGTGGACTTCGGCACCGTGGCCCGGATGGCCTCCGGCGCTTCCGGCGCGGAGCTGGCCAACATCGTCAATGAGGCCGCCCTGCGGGCGGTGCGGGACGGGCGGAGGCTGGTGACCCAGGCCGACCTGGAGGAGAGCATCGAGACCGTCATCGCCGGATATCAGAAGAAGAACGCCATTCTCACCGACAAGGAGAAGTGGATCGTATCCTATCACGAGATCGGCCACGCCCTGGTGGCGGCCCGCCAGACCCATTCCGCCCCGGTGCAGAAGATCACCATCATTCCCCGGACCTCCGGCGCGCTGGGCTATACCATGCAGGTGGAGGAGGGCAACCACTATCTGATGAGCCGGGAGGAGATCGAAAACAAGATCGCCACGTTTACCGGCGGCCGTGCCGCCGAGGAGGTGGTGTTCGGCTCCGTCACCACCGGCGCGTCCAACGACATCGAACAGGCCACCAAGCTGGCCCGGGCCATGCTGACCCGGTACGGCATGAGCGACGAATTCGGCATGGTGGCACTGGAGACCGTTACCAACCAGTATCTGGGCGGGGATGCGTCCCTGGCCTGCTCGCCGGAGACCCAGGCCAAGATCGATCAGCTGGTGGTGGACCTGGTGGAGCGGCAGCACCAGAAGGCTGTGAAAATTTTGCAGGACGACCGCCAGAAGCTGGATGAGCTGGCCAAGTTCCTTCACGAAAAGGAAACCATCACCGGCCAGGAGTTTATGCAGATTCTCAACGGGTAAAAGAAAAAGCGCTCTCCCCTTTAGGGGTGTCCAGTTAAGAAAACATTCTAAGGCGAGAGAGAAACGGTATAGCTTCGGCTATGCCGTTTCTTTCATTTTTGCCTGCTATCAAATACTTTGGACATTTCCAAAATCCCGATACCTTTGTAGTAGATATCTACCTCTTGTCTGCGGTTGATTTTGCTATGGGGATCGGTCGCTGCGTGAATGACGATCTTCTCAACGAACTCATGCAGGATACGAGGTGTCAGCTCCGGGATATCGGTGTACTGGCGGACAACGGACAGAAACCTGTCAACATTGGCACTTTTGCCTTCTACTTCTTCGATTTCCTCACGGAGTATTGCAGCCTGTGTCTGCAAACCAGCCTGTTCCGCTTCATAATCGGTGGACAGCTTGTGAAAACGCTCGTCTGTCAGCTTACCACTGATGTTGTCCTCATACAACCGCTTGAAGATCATATCCAGTTCTGTGATACGCTTCTCACTTTCAGACAGCAGCTTGCGCTTTTTGGCAAGACATTTATTGCGTTCCTTTACATCCATATCCATGACCATTTGAACAAAGAGGTTTTCATGGATTCTTGCGAAGGACACGATCTCCCGCAGATTTTGAAGGATCAATTCCTCCAGGATAACCGTTCGGATGGAGTGTGGTGTGCCACACACCTGCTTTCCTTTGCGATATCCAGAGCAGATGTAGTATTCCTGATCCTTTCGGAAGCCGGTCGCTCTGCACTGGTACAGGATCGAGCCACAATCGGCACAGTACATCAGGCCAGAGAACATTCCCATTTCTCCCATCTTTGTCGGACGGCGCCGTGATTGCCGCGCCTGCTTTACAGCCTCGGCAATGGCTTCTGTCCAAATCGGTTCATGGGTATTCTCAAAGATGACCCATTCACTTTCGGGATTTTGGATTCTCTTTTTGCTCTTGTAAGACTTCTTTGTGGTCTTGAAATTCACCGTATGCCCTAGGTATTCACGCCAGCGATCCATAATTCCTGCTATCGTGGTATTGTCCCAATTATAAAGGTCGCCCTGATTTTTAACATTACAGGTGATACCCTTACTTTCATAGTAAGCTGAGGGCGTAAGAATTTTTCGTTCCCGCAGCTTTCGTGCTATCTGGGACGGTCCAAACCCATCCATAACATACAACCCAATCTCATATACCACATCGGCAGCCTCACGGTCGGGTATCCAACGCTTGCTGTCATCCGGATCCTTCATGTACCCATAGGGCGCATTGGTGGTCAAATGTTCCCCGGCGTTTCCCTTGACCTTCATAACAGCACGGATTTTTTTGCTGGTATCCTTCGCATACCACTCATTGATGATATTGCGGAAGGGAGTAAACTCATTGTCGCCTTGGGTGCTGTCCACCCCATCGTTTACGGCAATAAAGTGAACATCATGCTCCGGGAACATGATTTCGGTATACATACCCACCTGCAGGTAATCACGGCCGAAGCGAGACATATCCTTGATGATAACCCGTTTGACAATTCCCGCCTCCACATCTGCAATCATTTCCTGGAAACCAGGCCGATTGAAGGTCGTTCCTGAAATGCCATCGTCGGCTGCTGTATAAAAAGGACTAATAAATTTACGCCGTACAGAATTCCCTGTGTAGGGTCTCCATTAGAGCTTTGATCTCATCGGCAAGGTTCAATCGAATGTCCATGCGCCCATCCGGGTAGATGGTGACGGATTGCAGCAGATCGGCAGAAAGCTCTTTGGTCAGTGCCGTAATCCCGGCATAGCTCTTGAATTGCTCGATCACAGCGTTGCTATTATCGTCGCTGCCACTTATTTTGCGCTCCAGCTCTAAGACTGTGCAGGTGATTTCCTCGGTCTGTGCTGTCAGGACTTTTTTCTGCGCCGCGAAGCTCTCACGGGATATCTCGCCCTCCACCAGCCGCTCATAGAGGTCTTGCAATCGCTCGTCAAGCTGAGCTTTTCGGCTCTGGAGCGTCTGCAAGCGGCGCTGCGCCTGTTTGCGATCAAGCTGCCGCTGTTCCCGCCTTGTTTGCAGGAGCCGGTCTATGCTGACGGCATATTGGGCATAGACCTGTATGGTGTCAATGACAGCATACAGAATATCAGACTCAGGGATTCTATCCTCCGAGCAGTCAAAACCAGTATTTAGCCTTTTTGTGACGCAGCGGTAGGAGCCGTTCTTTCGGCTGTCCCGCTGCATGGCGTGACCGCACACGCCGCAGATCACCTTGCGTTTCAGCGGATTGCCGCTGCCGGATGCAGCTTCATATTCCCGGTACTCCCGCATACAAGCCTGCGCTTTCTCGAACAGCGCCTCCGGCACGATGGCTTCATGCCTGTCGGGGACGACGATCCAGTCATTGCGGGAGATTTTGACCGTGTGTGTACTGCCCACAATATCCCGGCTCCGCTTTCCGAACACTGTCTTACCAATATACCGCTCGTCCCGCAAGAATTTTGCAACCAGACTGGCCGTCCAGAAGTTTTCCTCTTGGATGCTGCGCCACGGCATTCTTGTGCAGCCCGCCTCGACTTTGTAATTCTTTGGAGAGCTTACACCGTCGCCGTTCAGCGCCGCCGCGATTTGCCATGGTTTTGTACCATCCGCCGCCATTTGAAAGATGCGCCGTACCACGTCGGCGGCCTCGGTATCTACCAGAAGATGATTTTTGTCCTCCGGGTCTTTGACGTATCCATAAGGCGCATAGGGACTGAGAAACGCCCCGCGCTCGGCTCTGGCTTTCTTTGCGCTTTTGACTCTGCGGGAGAGGTCACGGCTGTACAGATCGTAGATCAGCGTCCGAAACGAGGTGTCGAGGCTGTCGATATCCAGCGGGTTGCTGCTGTCAAAACCGTCGTTGACGGAAATGAAGCGCACACCGAGAAATGGGAATACGCGGGAAATATAGTCTCCCACGGTGAGATAATCACGGCCAAAGCGGGAAAGGTCTTTGACTAGGATGCAGTTGATCTGCCCTCGCCTGACCTGCTCCAGAAGCTCCTTCACTGCGGGGCGCTCAAAGTTTGTACCGCTCCAGCCGTCGTCGCAAAATTCCAGTATTTCGGAACCGGACAGGTCTGCGTGACTGGACACATATTCCCGAAGGAGGCTGCGCTGGTTGGATATACTTTCGGATTCGTCCTTTTCGCCAGTTCTCAAATCCGCGTCCTCGCTGGATATGCGAAGATAAATTGCCGTTCTCATGCGTCAGCTTGCCTCCCTTCCAAATATGTACAGAGTTCCTTGTATTCGTCCCGGTAACGGAACACAATCTCGATATTGCTGTCGCCGTCCACATACACACGCTGGATCAGTGCCTGTGCCATTTCTCTGGTCAAGGTATCTGCATCCCGGAAGCTGCCGAAGGCCGCAAGGAACGGGTTTTCCGGCGTGTGCGCCGCTTCCGCCGCTTGACTGCGTGTCAGAGCCTCGATCAGCCGCTCCGCTTCCTCGGCTTCCGCTTTGTAGCGACGCTTCAGCGTCATATACTCCTGCTCGGTCATGAGCTGATCCACATAGCTCTGATACAGGCTGTCATACAGGCCGTTGTAGCGCATAAGTGACTTTTTTGCCGCATCCAGCTTGCCTTGCAGCGTCGCAGTCTGCTTTCTGTATTTGGGGGAGCTGTTCACCCTGCGGATAAGCGCCTCCATATCGGCGGCAAGGGCGATTTGCGTCTGGACGGCTTGCAGGAGCATGGGAATCAGCACATCCTCCCGGATATTCTTCTTGGGGCAGCTTGTAATGTCGTTGGTGTGCGTCTGGCAGATGAATGTGTACCACAGCTTTTTCTCATGACTCACATTCTTGTAGCGCACCAGCGGACGCTTGCAGTCGGCGCAGTAGACCAGCCCCTTGAGGATGTTTTCGGTGGTTTTCAGATGCGTGAACCTGCCGAGATTGTCAAAGTATTCTGTCTTTTTGCGCTGGGCAAGTTCCTGAACCTTGTCAAAGGTTTCCCGATCGATCAGCGGCTCGTGGGTATTTTCCACGACGATCCAGTCCTCTCTGGGCTTCATGTACTGGCCCCGGTTTTCGTAGAAGGACTGCCGCTTTGTGCCCTGCACCATATGCCCAATGTAGACTTGCCGGGACAGAATGTTTTTGACCGTCTGAACGTACCAGATCACACCGTTGTACTTTTCTGTTTTGCATACACCGGTATTGTACAAGTAGGCAGAGGGCGAAGGTACGCCCTCGTCATTGAGCCGCCTTGCGATCTGCGTGACGCCAATGCCCTCGGCACGCCAACGGAATATCTGCCGGACAACGGGAGCCGTTGCCTCGTCCGGCTCCAGCTTATGCGGGTCGTCCGGGCATTTGCGGTAGCCGTAGGGTGCCCACGCGCCGATGAAATCGCCGTTTTTCTGCTTCGCGGCCAGCGCGGAGCCGGACTTCCTGGAAATATCCTTGCTGTAAACCTCATTGATGAGATTTTTCAGCGGCACCAGATAACCGTCCGTGCCCCGCTGGGCGGTGAGGGTATCAAATCCATCGTTGACGGCGATGAAGCGCACGCCCAGAAAAGGAAAAATGCGCTCCAAATAATTGCCGGTCTCCTTGTAGTTTCTGCCAAAACGGGATAGGTCTTTGACCACGATGCAGTCAACCTCTCCGCGCTTGACCGCCTCCATGAGCTTTTCAAATTCAGGCCGTTGGAAATCCGTTCCAGTCTTCCCGTTATCACAGAACAGCCCGTACAGGGTGAGCGTCGGGTCATTTTTGATGAACCGGAGCAGGAGATTTTTCTGCCCCTCAATGGTATCCGCGCCGGGTTTGCCGCTGTCTTCCACGGAAAGGTGGGCATAAGCGGCGGCACGGTATTGCTTCTGCGCCTGTGCGGGAGCTTCCGCCGCCGGAATGACCGGGTTTGTCTTTCGTTTGGTTCTTGCCACTTATACCACCTCTCTGATTTGCGAACGGCGCAGGATATCCGTCTGCCATGCAAATTCATCCGCGAAGCGAAAACGGACTTCCACACGATTATCTTTGTAAATTAGGATGCGGTCGATCAGCGCCACCACAATGCTGCGCTCCAATTCCGTAATGTTCAGATGCTCCCGGAACTGTGCCATCCACTCCCGGTGCTCGCCGCCGTGCTCTTTGATCTGCGTAATGGTCTCCTGCAAGGTTTCCATCTGCTTTTCGCACTCGGCGCAGCGTCCTGCGTAGTTCTGCTTGAGCTTTACGTATTCCTCCCGGTCGATGATCCCGTCTGCAAGGTTTTCATACAGGGACATGAGCAGCTTCTGAAGCCGCTCATATTCCGAGCGCTTTTTGTCGAGCTGCCGCTGCACCTTCTGGACTTCTGCGGTTCTCAGGGGGGCGGTATCCGTCATGGCAAGAATATCGTCCAGATCAACCACGTCCCGGATATACTGCTTTACCGTGTCCAAAACCAGTTGTTCCAGCGCCTCGTCGCGCATCCGGTGGGGCGAACAGGATTTATCCTGCTTGTGCGCGGCGCAGACGTAGTAGACATACTTTTTATTGCCGGAGGGAACGGTTTTGCGCACCATGTTTGCGCCGCACTCGCCGCAGAACACCATGCCGCTGAAAAGCTGCACGGCGCTGTCGCCGGGGCTGCGGCGGGTATCCAACGAGAGCGCCTTCTGTACGCTGTCAAAGTCCCGGCGCTCAATGATAGCTTCGTGGGCGTCCGAAACGATTGCCCATTCGCTTTCCGGCTTTGTGACGCGCTTTCGCACCTTGTAGCTGGGTGTGGTTTCTTTTCCCTGAATGAGTATGCCTGTGTAGACCGGATTTTTCAGGATACGCAGCACGGCGTTGGCCGACCATGCCGCCTGCGGGTTCGCCTTGAAGGAGGTGGCGAACTTCATACCAAGAGATTTCTTGTACTCCATAGGCGAGAGCACCCCATTGTGGTTCAGACGGCTGGCTATGTCCTGCGGACTCATGCCCTCCAGCTTCCACGAAAAGATGTCCCGCACGATATCTGCGGCGTATTCATCTACGATCAGATGGTTTTTATCTGCGTCGTCCTTCAGATAGCCATACACGGCAAATGCGCCGATGTACTGGCCGCTTTTGCGCTTGACCTCAAGCTGGGTGCGGACTTTCACGGAAATATCCCGGCAGTAGGCTTCGTTTATGAGATTCTTGAACGGAATGATAAGCTCGTCCGAAGCGTTTTTCCCACCAAAGCTGTCATAGTTGTCGTTGACGGCGATGAACCGCACGCCTAAAAAGGGAAATATCTTCTCAATGTACTCGCCTGCGTCCAGATAATTTCGGCCAAAGCGCGATAGGTCTTTTACAATGATGCAGTTAGTACGCCCCGCCTTTACGTCCTCCAGCATCTTCTTGAAGCTCGGACGCTCGAAATTGGAACCTGTGAAGCCGTCGTCGATCCTGACGGCATATTCCCGAAGCTCCGGGCGGGTTCGGATGAAATTCCGCAGCAGCTCCCGCTGTCCGATAATGCTGTTGGATTCCTCTTTATCCCCGTCGTCCCTCGACAATCGGAGGTAAAGCGTGGCGTTCCAGATTTTTGTTTCCTTGCTGTTTTGCATATTGCCAGCTCCTTTCCTCCAAAATTGTACCTGCATAGTGCATAACTGTCGAGGATGTCGCGGGGTCAGCCCTTCGTGCGGATATATGCTTCCAGTCTGTCCTCCAACGAAATATCCGTATCGGCAAAGCTGACCCTGACCACATATTTTCCGTGCCGGTAGCAGTAGGGATTGCCGATCTGACGGATGAAATCCAGAATACGCTCCCGCTTGGGAAGCGCCGTGTTGACCTTCACGTCGCGGATGTCCACCAGCGCCGCAGGGTCAACGGCGCGAATATCTATGTCGGATGCCGTATATGCGTCCATGCCATACCTCCTTGCCTGGGTTATTTCATGGTTATGACTGGATAAAGGAATGTATGAATCCGGGATAACCGGCAGCGTGGACTTCATTACGGAGCCTCCATTTCTTCGGGTATATAAAGTCCCAGGCTGATTTGAATGGCTTCGTTGACGCCATCCATCTGTTCGCGGCTGACACGTCCGATATAGCGCACCACGCGGCGTTTGTCGATGGTTTTGATCTGCTCCAGAAGAACAACGGAAGCGCCGTCCATGCCCTTCACGGAGGAAAGCAGATAGTGTGTAGGCTGATGCGGTTTCTTGCCTCTGCGGGCTGTCAAAGGGGCAACAATGAGGGTCGGGCAATAAAAGTTGCCGGTGTTGTTTTGCAGCAGAAGAACAGGGCGCGTGCCGCCCTGTTCTGAGCCGATATAAGGATTTAAGTCTGCCAGATAGATATCGCCGCGGCGATATGTCCAGTTCTCCTTCAAGGTCAAGGACTCCTTTCTGTTTTGGTATGTACAGCCCTAATTTGTCCTCGACACCCCAGAGCCGTGGGAAATCATCAGGCGGCGGCTGGTTGCACCGCTCCATGGGATTTGAACCCCTCCGAGGATCGCTCCGAGCTGCCCCCATTGCGTGAAGAAGCTGTGGCTGGACAGAAGTATCGTTAGCCCTGCATACTGTCATGGCCGGATCGGGAACCACCCGATTT